GCTTCTCCAGAGCCAGCTTCTCCAGAGCCAGCTTCTCCAGAGCCAGCTTCTCCAGAGCCAGCTTCTCCAGAGCCAGCTTCTCCAGAGCCAGCTTCTCCAGAGCCAGCTTCTCCAGAGCCAGCTTCTCCAGAGCCAGCTTCTCTCCCTACTGACATCGCTCCAAAAAAATCTTCGCCGAAGAATACCGCTTCCGTAAAACCTGAATAATATGATCGGATTCGTCAAAGAAAATTTTGCACTCTGAACGGCAATCGGTATCCGTCATGAGCTCTCCATCCTACCAGGGGCAGATGTAGTGACTCTGACGGTGGCAGATTGTTTTGAGAGGATACAAACAGAGTCACTTGCTATCCGTCTAATCGCTTCATAGTATGCCAAACTTCACTCAGCCAGAATTCGACAAACTCACCCAAGATGATCTCCTCAAGAATGTCTTTGTTTTGGACTCCAATGGGAAGGTCTGTATGCGGGTACTCATGATCGGACAAAATATCATCAACTGGGGACAAGTCGGTGGGACACTCTCTAATCAGACCGATCTCCAGGCAGCTCTCAACGCTCTCTCGGCGAGTGATACCAATCTCCAGAATACGAAGATCAATCTCTCGGAAAAATGAGCGGCAAATGGGGTCGTTCCCCTCGGTGCTGATAGTAAAATATCGACTGCCTACCTCCCATCGATCGTATTTAATGATATCAAAGCTGTGGCGACCATCGCCGCTCGAGATCTGATTGCTACGACGGATCGTCAGGGACTCATCGTCAAGGTCGCTGACCGAGGTGATGGAAAACCCGCCAACTATATGTGGGATCTCGAGACCCTCGCCTGGATCCAATTTGCCGATGTCAACGATGTCCTCATGGTCAATGGACAGACGGGTACGGTTGTGCTCAATACGAGTCATATTTCAGAATTGACCAATCTCTACTTCACGGAAGCTCGAGTAATCGCAACAACCCTCACTGGATTTGCTGTCGGAACCAATGCTACGATCGTCGCCACCGATAGTATCCTCGTGGCGATGAATAAAATCCAAGCCCAGATCAATGCGAAGGAACCCACTATCGCCACTGGTACTGCTCTACAATTCTGGCGGGGAGATAAATCCTGGACAGACTTTGCTACGACCGTCCGAGTGAGTATCCTCACAGGACTCTCTCTTGCTTCTGCTGCTGCGGTCTCTGCAACGGATAACTTCCTCGTCGCTATCGGAAAGCTCCAGAAACAATGTAGTGATCTATCATCTAGTAAGCTCGATATCATCGGTGGACTCAGGACAGGGATGGGTGCACTCCTACAAAAAATAGAAATAGATGCCACAGGGGCAGAGGTAAAGCGAGCTGTAGCTGCAGGTACCAGTTTTTTAGGGATTGATTTGATTCCAACGATTGATCCATCCACTCGATCGGTAAAAGAAGTTCCATTTTCATATCTCGCCTGATTCAAGGGGGATGGCAGCGATGGAAATGTGACTATTGCCTCTAATACGACCCTCGTGAGAGATATGTACTATAATGATCTCACGATCAATGCGACCTTTACTCTGGATCCGAATGGTTTTGTTATCTATTGTAAAGGAACCCTCACGAATAATGGAAAAATTGCTCGAAATGGTAATAACGCCTCTGGTACCACAGGCGGTACAGCCCTCAATACAGGAAATTGTGGCACTTGTCTCGGAGGATCTAATGGGTGACCTGGATGAACCTCATGAACAAACCTACCAGGAACCAACGGAGTCGCTACCGACCCATCATATGCTACAACAGGAACTGCTTCAGCAGCAGGATGAGCTGGTGGACTCTCATTCGGAGGTGCGGGAACAGGTGGCTGACCTCTATGAGGTACTTCGGCGACCGCAACACAATGAAATCTCTATAATGTCTACTATAATCTCGCTAAGCTCCTCAGTAACCTCGCTACTCCATCCCGATACACGGTCTATACGAGGTATCTCTGATTACCATCTTCCTGATGAGGGGGATCAGGAAATGGAAATAGTTCTGGTATCAATGGCTGACCTGGAGGTGGAGCAGGAGGGAATGGGGGAAATATATTCATCTTTGCGAATGTGATCGCAGGGACGGGTACTATAGAAACAAAATGAGGAAATGCAGCCAATGGACAAGCAGGAAATCTGCCAGGATCTGGATCGGCTGGCGGCGGCGGAGGCGGATGAGGAAATGGATGAATCGTATTTTTGGCGTATCTATCAGGAAGTGTCTGGACTATCACGATGACGGGAGGAGTCGCTGGAACGGGGAACGGGGCTGGACTCAATGGGGCTACGGGTACCACGGGACAAAGTATTATTATTAACGCATAGTATATGTATCTCTGTAAAAAAGATGGGGAAACTCTGTATATGGTAGATAAAAAACCCTCTCCTGAGGTATTAGAAGCAATGGGATGTGATGCGGCAGTAGAATGAGAATATATAGCACCACCGCCAACCAGTGAGGAAATGGGTGCAGTCATCACTCAGGAAGTCTATGATGGAAATCCCTATGCCCAGATCGCTGATCTCGCTAAGGCTCAGATCACGACCCTCGCCCTCCTCGTCCCCATACTCGGAAAAGCAACGATCAATGCAGCCTATGCTGATCTGATCGTAACCGTGAAACAGGTGTCAAAATCTCGGGTGAAACAAGGGCTCTCGGCGTATGATCTATCATTTCTCGACTAAACTATGGCTGAAAGAAATCTCGACACCCTCGCAGATAAGCAAATTGGATATACCTATGTCTGATCGGCTCCACCAGGAACTCTCTCGAGTATTCGTGCTTGGCAAATCATCAAGGTAATTACCACGGGTGGGGTATCAACACGGTATGCCGAAAATGATCCCGAGTTCACCCATATATGGGATGATCGAGCCAACTATAACTACACTCTGTAATAAATGGCTACATTCACCATCACCACGCCTGTCAATATCGACTCTCTTGCCTCAAAGGTGGGTGGGGATATCTATAATATCAACGGTGGATACCTCACGATCGATCAAGATTCTCGATTCGGACTCAATCAAAACACCTCTGCGAGTCTCGGGAATATGACACTCTCAGCAACTCTCGGAGGGACTTGTGAGGTGAACGCTACGAAAGTACGCCTTATCCCCTACAATACAGGTACAGGGACAGTTCCCGCAAACAATACCGCTATCTCGATGGGTGGTGCGAGCGGACTCCTCATAGGAGTCTACTCCGCTCTCAATGTCGCACCTACTGCCTCGGGTGGTGCAATGCCAGTGAGTGGATATATCAAGATCAAGCAGTGGAATAGTGTCGCATACTCCGCAGGTGTGCTCACAGGTATATCGGCAGTCGCTACAGGTGCAGATCAGGCAGGATGGATCGAGCTGGTCGGCGATGAGGCTGGTACTGTCACCGTGAATCGACTGAATCTCTGGAAAATGCGAGGAGATTGGTATGATTTTCTCGGTGCTATGACCGATGGTACTCGAGCTACTACCTACCAGATCCCGAGTAATGGTGCTCTCCAGTACCACGCCTGAGTATGGGTCGAGACTGGCACAGCGACAGGAATATACGAGTTCTATCCGTGTGCTGGTACGCTCACGGCTCTCCTGGCAAATATTGCTACGGACGCAGTCAGGGGGAAAGTATGCTGGGTATCAACCGCCTGACTCCTCAGATTCGGTCACGATGGTACGAACTCGACAGGGGGATATATCCCACCAGCAGGTCGAAAGATCCGTATCGCCAACATATTCACACAAAACTGTACCACTGCGGCTCGTACTGCGAATGTGCTCCCAAATGCTACCCTCGCGACTCGGTATGACTTCACGACTACAGGGGGTGGAGCTATCGATATCGACAAGGCGATGCTCGGCTGGTATCCTTCCTTCGCTCAGCCATACTCCGTGGCTCTCACGAATGTGGGTATCCTCACTCAGCTCTCAGTATCCGAGATTGCTTCCCCTATAGCGTGGTCGAATGTCGGAGTCGGACAAGAGGCTGCGAATACTCAGATCCCTATACTTACAGCTCTTTGTTTTGCAGGTGGGACGATGGATAGGTGTACTTGGACTCGTGCGAATGAGTCTGCTTCTGGTGCATACTGCGTCTCGATGACCGATTGTAGTGGCTTTACTGTCACGAATGAGTGGTCTTTTTCTTTTATAAAAAGTGCGAATGCTACGACTGGTACCCATTCGCTCACTCGTGTTGCTTCCAGTACTTGGACTACCACGAAAATGGGTGCAGGAAGGGTCTTTTTGACGACTTGTACCGATGTGAAATACACGAATACTACCTATTACGATCATCCAGCTCTCACGACCACGACAGCGATACCAATGTATATGTTCGATACGGGGACAGGATGTAAAAACTGTACTTTCGACGGGGTAGACTTTGGGTGACTCACTCTGGTACAGCCATATAGTGGTATTCTCCAGGTTGGATCAGCAGGATGTACGAATATCAAGCTCAGGAATCTTGGGACATACGCCTCACCGCTTGATATGGGTGCCACTCAGCAGGACGCCGTGGCGTGGTCTCGTGCTACTACGGTGGCTACTATCACAAAAACCGCTCACGGACTCAAGGTGAATGATATTATCAACTGTCTTATTTCCTCGGATACAGGTGCTATCGTAGTGGGTGCGAAGACAGTCGCTACGGTCGCCAATGCTAATACCTTCACATTCACAGCACTAAATGCTGGAGATACAACTGGAACTCTGAGCTACTACCCTACAATGAGTGCATTCCTCGTAGTCCTTGGCGGATGAGCGGCTGCGAATAATGTAAAATGTCAGCGGTGCTATACTCCGCATCTGAGAACTGGTGCATACTCTATCGATAACTCGTCTAAAAACTTCCTAGTGGAATCGGTATATGGGGACTTCGTATCAAACTCGGGTATGACAGGGCTCAATGCCTCCCATAAGGCGTTCGGTGCGACGCAGTTCTTATCTGCCAGTACCGCAGTCTATGGGTCACACTGGTTCGATATGTTCACGAATGAGGTCACTCCAAATATCATCGCTCAGGCGTGGGATCGGACAACGACAGTCGCTACGATCACAAGTATGAATCACGGACTCCGTACAGGTCTCCAGGTCGTCGTCAATACTTCGAGTGATGCTACCGCAATTGTCCTCGGGATCAAGACGGTCACCGTCCTCACAAAAGATACTTTCACATTCGCTTGTCTGAATGCAGGACTGACCGCTGGAACGCTCACCTTCATCCCTATCAATGGTCGAATCGGAATAATGATGAATGAGAGTACCGTGGATACCGTCTCTCAGTACACACTGGATGCTGGATCTCCGCAATTCACCTCGGCAGGATCGCTCTATATTCCGACAATCACTCAGCAAATCACCTTCGAGACTCCCTACTCTATCCTCGGTCACGATGTATTCCCGATCACTCAACCAGTTATGGCAGGAGGGACAATCGGAAACTACGATATTACCTACGCTATAGAGACTGGATCAGGATACTCCGCGTTCAAAAATCTTTCCTATCCGAGAGCTGGTGGTGGAGGAGCCTCAGCCTCTACGAATGTCACGATGACGAATACGACAGGGGTATCAGCAGGGGACTATGTTTTTGGAACAAATATTGCTCCAAACGCAAAAGTAAGTAGTATAACGAACGGAACTACCGTGGTCGTAGATATCGCAAATATCGGAACTGTATCGGGTGTTCTCATCTTCAACCAGATCCCGAATGAAACTATACCAGCGACTGGTGCAAAACTAAAAATCAGAGTGAAGACAACTACGACGAACGCAACGGCGATCACCTCGCTCTATATCCCTACGAATAGCTCAAGTACCACGAGAGCCTATCAGTATCCTCTCGATACGAACACGCTCACCCTCACAGGGCTCATATCAGGGACTCAGGTGGACGCATATACAGGGACGATAGGATGAAGCTCGGTGAATATCGGAAACACAAACAGCTCAGGGACTTCATTTGCATTCCAACACTCCTCGTGATGAATATCTGGGTATATAACGCTGATAATCAATTGATATAATCCTCTCACGATTCCCATTACCTTTTCTGCCTCGGACATATCTATACCAATCCAGCAAATCGTTGATCCAGTATTCACTCCATAACCCTTCTCCATTATGGCTAAGCTCATTTCTCCCGCATCGCTCAATGTCGGTACGGAACTCACCGTCACACAAGCCTCACTCACATTCACTCTGAATGTCGCAGGAAACCTCGTGGCAAAAGATGGTGTCACCATGCAGGCACTCTACTCAAAATTCGAGAAACTTTGGGATCTCGATGCTACGCTCAAAAAATACGCATTCCCAATGTCGTACGATCTGATTATGGTAGCGAACCAGCCAAAGGGTCTCTATCGATTCATCAATGGATGGACTCCGATCAATGATACTACTCGTAAAATGCTCCGAGATGGAGGATGGGAGGAACGCTCCGTTGCCAATGTCCTCAATCGAGTCTATACAGGAGTCGTATCACGAGGATCAGTCTCAGCAGGGTCTCAGCTCTACTACCAGCTCACCGCAGTATCTGCTCCTACGAACTTCACCTATGCGGATGCAGTCAATGAAGCGGTGCAGGTATATGGTGATGCTAGCAATGGTGCCTTTGACTCTCGTACATTTTTCAAGGCGTACTGCCGAGAATATGGAAAAACCTACAAGGACTCTGTCCTCGGCGATACAGGTCTGACTGGTACTGGACCGTATATCATCGATATGCTCCTCTCTAATGCCTCAGATCCGAAGATCCTCGCAGTCGATGGTACTGTATCGGCTTCATCTCCTTATACCGCTATCACGGTTACCTACTTTGGTGTCGATCAAAATAGGACGATTGGTGGTACCAGCTACCCATTTCGTACCATTATCGATGGTGCAGGTGCCACCCTCGAGCAGATCTATACGAAGATTGCCTACCTCGAGCGTCAGAACTCCGATATCGATGCAGGTGCTGGAACGGTCACAGGAAAAACAGCAGATCTCCTACTCACTATGGTCGGTGACAATGGCATCACGGGTACTGGCGTGTATATCGACAACTACTCAGCGAATGATGCGAATCGTATCACCTTCTACGATAAAAATGGAGTGGCTCGCAACAATCCGTATACCGCTGGTATGAATATGACTTTTGATTCTACCCTCACCGCAGGATCAGTCGGAAAATATACGATGTACTTTGTTGATCTTCCTGGTGCATTCGACTACCTCTCTGGTACAGCGATCATCGTGAAGGATGCAAGTCTTGCAGATATCACTGGTACGATAAACGCCTCTACCATCTCCAAGACATTCGACTATGATGGAAATGTACAGGGTGGTAGAACGGCAGGAACAGATGCAAGTGTCGTCCTTGTGTGTACGAATCCAGGGAGCTCAATCGTGGTGACGACATTCTTCACTATCACTCGTGCAGTCGGGCAGAGTGTCGTGAACAAGGGTACAGCAGATCCAGTCTACACTCCATAATAGATTCATATGGCATATACTTTTGATTGACCGAATAAGACCATCATCCTCAGTTCCACTACTTCCCTCGATATGAGGGATTTATGGAGTCGGTGGAATGACTGGGTGCATAGTGCTACAAATTCAAAGTATGCTCTCGCTTTCTCGGCAATTGGTGGTAATGCGATTGATCCAAGCTCAGGTACCTCTATTCCTGCCTATATATTCCAAGCAAACGGATGGAAAATCCGACCAATGGAATCAAATCATACCCTCTCAGTATTTGGGGGTATTTTGGTCGATCTTGCAGGCGACCCCTTCACAGATACTCTCGCTCCGTGGCGAGTCAATATCCGCTACCAGCAACCAGTCCAGGCTATCACAGTAGCTACTGGAGGTGGATCATGATGACTCACCCCGACTCAGGCAGCACAACTCTCAAGTACGGTCAAGTCAGGGGATCTCATCCTCAATAAGGGAAAGATCTCTATCCTAGTATAGCATGATACATATTCCCATCCCATACGCCATCCTGATCAAGCGATACGATGATCTCACTCTGAGTGATATCGAATATATCGGGTATTGACCCATCAATGGCTGCTGACCTGCGTGGTTCAAAAAATGGAATATACATCCCCCGAAGGATGTATTTTTCGATGCCGACTGCAATCACCATGATTGGGGATTTTTCCAGGGATACCATATCCGAGGATGGTATCGCCTCGATGATATCCTCTGTGCGATACTCCGCAAACTCGAATGCGATACCAAATTTTACTCCTATATGCTCCGAGATATCTTTCGTTTGACGGATATCGCAAAAATCATATACTCTCTCGTACGGGCTACTCTTTATTTCATCCTCGTCGTGACTTGTGGATGGTTCTCATTCAACTGGCGATGAGTGTACACCTACTACTAAGTCTATGCTAGAAGGAATATTCGCAGCAGTAACCAAATTGTGCTCATTTGCTGGACTCAAGATCGTTCTCACGACCGTTGTCGTCTATATCGAATATATGATCGGCGGATTCGACCTCGTCACTCGGTGACTCCTCATGCTCATGCTCCTCGACTTCGTGATGGGGTTCTCTAATGCCTGGATCAATCATGAGGTCTCTCGAAGAAAGATGAAGGATGGACTCTATAAATTCATCCTCTATGCGGTCACCATCATGACGGGGCACTGGACAGATATCATCGTATTTCACCAGACGGTAGAATTCGGCTTCCAAAATGGACTCATCGTCTATCTCGGTCTCACGGAAGCGATCTCGATCCTCAAGCATGCGGCTGACCGAGGTGTCCCCATCCCCAAACGCATCCTCGTCCGACTCGAAAGCTACCGTAATCATATCGATATCCAGGATCCTATCAATCAATAATCATACTCCTATGCCTGAAGTGCACGAATACGAAGACGATACGATCCCCCAGCATGTCGCCGCCCACTACCGAAGACTCGCCCATGATCGAGCCCTCCGTCTCCTGGAGGTCGCCTATCAGCAATCAGAACGACGCTGTCTCGATGACGACGCAGCTCGGGAACGAGAACCAGGGCAGGTCTATACTGGAATTAACCTTTTTGCATAGTATGCTCCTCTTTTTTATCCTGATCTCTGCTGCCTTGCTTATTTCTCCAGGACAGTGACCCGAGGTTATGACGCATTCCCGACGCTTGCACCCATTTTATAAATTTCTCTAGTATGAAACTCTTCATCTCTTGCGGACATAACAATGCACTCATCCACTGGTACTCTCGCTACCGTGATCAGGGGGCTACGAATACCTCATTCGGGAATACGATGACTGAATTCCAGTTCTCCAAAAAGCTCTCTGGAGAGATCCTGAAAAAGTTCCCTGCCGAAAACTGAACACAATATGTGTTCGTTCCTGAGGGGCTCAATCTCGAAGCTCGCATCGCTTGGATCAATAGAAATGCCGTCGATGGTGATATGTGTATCGAGCTCCATATGGACTCGGCTACCCCACAGGCAGAAGGATGCTCGACTTGGTTCATGACGGGATCGAAGTGGGCGGAAGATAAGGCTCGCCTCTTCCAGCAGGAATATACTCGTGTGACAGGGCTCAGGGGTCGAGGAGTCCATGGGGATAGCACGAACCGCCTCGGTCGTCTTGCTTTTGTCCGAGATACCAAATGCCTGGCACTGCTCCTCGAGATGGGATTCATCTCCCACCCATGAGATCGAGACAAGGTCTGGACGAAAGCCGCTGAAGGCATCGCCCTCGCCCTCGCTACCATCACTCCACTGAAATAGTGGGGTTTTTTATGTGAATCGGAGTTGATTTATATTCATATTCAGATATAGTGTCGGTATAACTTTTTGCCGTATGGGATGGGATACAATCAAGAAACAAGAACGGGTCGTCGGAGCCGCCCCCAAGAAATCGACGGGGATGTATAATGTGACTCGAGTCGAGTTCGACGGACATAAATTCGACTCGATGGGTGAGCGAGATCGCTATATTGTCCTGAAAAAAATGATGCAGGATGGGGAGATCTCGGATCTCGTCCACCACCGTGTCTATACCCTCCTCGATGGGGGATCCTACCGTGGAGAAAAGATCCGTCCGATCGAGTATGAAGCCGACTTCGTCTATCAAGAGCAGGGAGAAACGGTCGTCGAGGATGTAAAATCTACCAAAACCGCTCTCGATGCCCAGTATAAAATCAAGGTCAAGATGTTCAAACTCCGCTATCCAGAGCTCCTATTTCGAGAGTATATTGCAGTTGAAAGATAGGAGAATATGAATATAATATAACCAACTTTTCTATGAAAATCAAGAGAACCGTAGACTTCATCGACTGGCTCGTCTCTAAAAATTTCGCCAAAAAAACTCCACTCGGAGTCGTCATGAATACACTCTCTACACATGAACTTAACCAACTCAAATATGAGTATACCAACTGAAGTCCATCAGAAGCCCTCGAGCGAAGAAAAACCCACTACCAACGAAAAAAATAAAGCGATGAAGCTCCTCGCTGAGGGGAATATTCGCTATTCTGGATTCGTGGCTCGTGTCGCCGAAGGATGTGGTTGTACCTATCCACACCTCAATAACTGTATCCGTGGGTACCGTGAGATCTCCCCAACGCTTGCCACTCGTGTGATCACATTTATTGAACAAAATAGGGCAGTATTCGTCGGGTCTCGAGCCACACATCAAGGAAAAATCCATGACAAACGATTCCTCAAGGGGGAGGAACGAAGCCTGCACCGCACTGAGCTCCAGAACCGTAGAGAAAAAAAACTTTTGACAGAACGAATATAATTTGTTACAATGGTGTCGTTCCATTGGTAACATTTATTCATAATTTCCTCATATGGAGAACACAAATACCGAGACACTGTCTCAAAACAAATACACATCGTCGATCCTCAGGATCGCCCCGATTGCCGCTCTCATCGCTGTAGCAGGAGTCACCATCTATTCCTATGCCACTCCCCATACGCTGACCCTCGAAGCGATCGAATCTCGCCGAGTCCAGGAAATGCTCCAGGCACAAACGAAAATCGACAAAGACAATCTCAAGACACTCTCAGATTGCCATGATGCAGCCGAGAAAGAAGCTCGATATCCAGACGAATATCTGGTCATCCGATCCGAGTGCTACACCAAATGAAAAAAACCCGATGTCCTCCAGGGGACGATCGATGCGAGCGGAAATAAAATCTATCCTTGAATGTCTAACGGAGCGACATGAAGCTCCGTACCCTGGTGAAGCTGAAGTAGTGGATCCATCAGAGCTCATGTCAGTACCAAAATAATCTATGAAACAGAAATCAGCCGAGCGACAGGCTCAAAAAGAGAAGCAGATGCTCCTCAGGTGAAATCTCCGACAGTTCGCTCGCCAGGAGCTCGCAAGGCAGATGGCGGAAAACGCCAGGAAGCGACGAGCGAACTTCGACTGCCACCACCAACAGCATATCCAACTGCACATCCAGTACCAAAAGACCTCAATCTTCTCTGAGTCCTCGGACTCGACCGATGCTCCATCAAGCAACACGAAGACGAGCATATGGCGAAAGATCGTGGGCATGTTTTCGCCACGGACATCGCCTGTGAACGAGGCAAGTCCTTCACGGTAAGTGCCCCAAGCTGGAAAAAATCATATACCGTAACCGCTGTAGGCAATGACAAACGACTCGGCAACTACATCGTCCTCTCAAGCGGAGTCTATCGGTTCGTCTTCGGGCATACAGAGAGTCCCCATCGGGTATGAGATAGGGTCTCTGCTGGACACCAAATCGGGTATACCGATGACTCAGGAATCGCCACGAATATCCACCTCCACTTCGAACTCTGGCGACAAGGGTACAACATCACCCATGATGAGATGCTGGGGAATGGATCACGGTGGAATGACTGATATAGCTATCGTCTCCTCTCTCAACGAGGATGGTATACGGGTCTCCAGGAGGCTACCGAATTCACGAGGTCGGTCGAGTGCAAGTCGGGGTACTCCCTGGAATCCTATGAGGATCCGAAGGGGTCAGGCAAGTGGTCGATCGGTTGTGGCACAACATCGTATGCTGGGGAACGAATCACAAAACAGGAAGCTGCTCAACGATTTGCTCGAGAGATCGCCCATCGTCTGGAATGGGTATACTCCCAGAGACTTGGACTCTCAACTCATGAGCGAAGTGCTCTCTCGGCGTTTGTCTATAACCTCGGATATAACCGACCTGAGTTTATCCAGGCGGTACGAGCTCGAGACATGGCATCGCTCGAGACCGTCTGGAAAGCCCATGTTCAACCCTTCCCGAAGGGTCTCGGGATACGACGAGTCGCTGAATGGAAACAGTTTACTTCTCAATAATACTTTCTAATAATACCCCTTATGAATACCCTCGAATATATCATGCACGAGTATGCACTCCCTATTGCGAAATTTGTCCTCATGGTCATCGGATGAATCTGCACTCTCGCCATCATCTCTGATACCTTCAGTGATCCTCTCCCGAGCTGTCGAGTACAAAGTACCATGAATTTTCCGATCGATACGAAATGTAGTGTCGAATTCAATGTCGATGGACAGAACTATGGATGGACTCTTGAGCCCTACCGAGAAAATGCGAAAAAAATCAAGTAGTTCATAACCAATTATCCATGTCCACTTCCATCGTCAATCAGGAGGGAACACAAGTTTTCGGCAAGCAAATTCCTGGTGTTACTGAGATGGTGAAACATGTGGCAAATACCGTAGGAGACAGTAGATTCATCTATAAGGCATCACGGTATGAGCGAGGAAGAGCCCGAGATATAGCAGGAATGCGATCTGACTGGGGGATATTCTGCCAAAAAAATGGTATCACCAAAGAAAAACTCAATGACTCGGTGGCTTGGTTCATCCGAACCTCGCATACCCCCTACTTCAAATTCGAGAAGAAACGGATCACCAACTGTGAGAGTTTCTGGAGGAACTGGGCAGATGTCTATAATATCGCTATCGACCTCAAAGAGGCACAAAATAAGACCTATTTTCAGTCTCAGAAGAAACCATTATCTATCAAAGCTACCCTCTAATGACTACCGCACTCACGACCCATACCGTCACTCATATTGCAAAAACTCGCACTGACTACAGTGGAGTGATATCGGGCATCGAAATCCCTTGTACCGCCAATATGGTCACATCCATTCGCCAGGCAAAAACAGACGGAGCCTCCTATATCCAACTCCCCAATGTCATGCGACCCACCGAGAATGCCTGGGAAGGGGATCCCAGGCAAATCGTCGAGATGATCCCCGTTCCACGAAATGATGCGGTACCAGGATCATTCGTCTGTCATTGGCTCCAGAAACATGCCCCTAATTATGCGTGCACATGCTTCGAGGGAAAGAAGTACGATGTCGGTCTCTGTGAGAAGGTACTCAAGGAATTGTACCCAGAACTCAAGTACCACTATCAGGCATCCCCAGAACAAAAATTCCAGTTCAGAATGGAGGTAAAAAGGCGTGTCGGAGAGCTCGAATAAAAACTTGTTTTTGTATTCATATTCTATATAATTCGGATATGCAATTCCAAGAACTCCTCGAACTCTACGAGACATACCACCGCAATGAGGCTGTAGAATGGATCGCCTCCTCTGGAGTCCTCGCAAAACAGGCTCTCAATTTTGGTCTGAAAGAAACCTATAATCGGTGGAGAAATACCGAAACAGGGAAGCGAATGCTCTCCGCCAAAACAGCCACGATCACGGTTACCGTCTGAGAAGTCAATCTCCCAGCGGATTTTGCCGAACTCAGGGAACTCTCAGGCAGTCTTCGATCGACCGATGCTCCACTGCATCAGATATTTTATGATCTCGAGCAGCCCAAGATCCGTGTTGGAAATGGATCCTATACGATCCGATATATCCCACAGCCAAAAAAACTCACGAATACCACCGATGTCGTCGGTCTCCCTGAAGAACTCCTCTTCTCGGTCTGCGACTTTGCTATGGACTTTTACTACATGTGGGAGCGAAACTGGGTCGAGCGGTCTAATAACATGACCTTCGCCAAATCCAATTTCGACACTCGAAGTGGACAAATCTGGGATAATACGGAAGGGGATCATTTTTCATCATAACTACCACCCATGAACTCTGGTCGTCCCTATTCTGATAGCTTTACATTTCTCGAAGGTATGGAACGATATGGTGCAACGATCGGCAGTAATCGTGCATTTCTCCTCAAAAATGTCGATTTTTTTCGTTCTCTGGCGACCGTTCGAGATGGTCTCATTGCTATCGGAGGATCGACCGCTGGAGCTCAGATTTTTGGAATGGGGATCATCAAAAAAGAAACGGGGGATATCCTCTGTCGGGTCGCTGGGAATAAATTCCAGAGGCTCGTATCCAATACCTGGACAGATGTCACGACTCTCTCGGGATCCTATCCTGCCTCGATGGAGTCTTTTTCATGACCTGACAATACGGGATCAGCATTCACCTCAGGAACGGTCACCGCAGCCAATACGAGATCCATCGCAGCGACAGGGTATGGCAACTATAGCCAACTCGTCGGAAAATATATCGTCATCACGAGCTGAGGAGCCAGTGGGGATACGAAACTCGTCGCCTCGGCGACTGCCAGTGAGATATTTATCGAAGGCACCTTCAATGTCCTCCCCACCGCCACCGACACCTTCCAGATCCGAAACCGTGCTGACCATGTCTATGTGACGAATGGGATCGATCCCTTCATGATGTATGATGGGACAACGGTTACCACCTTCTCCAACTCCAAGCGATTTCACTATCTCGCTGCGAATAATAATCGTCTCTATGGGGCGAGAAATGATGAGGATATCCTCGTGTATTCTGATCTCGGGACGGGATACTTCTCGAGTGAAAATACGATCCCGATCGATCAGGACGGAGATCAGATCACGGGTATGGTATCGAACCAGGATCGCCTCGTCGTCTATAAGCAATACTCCAGGTTTCTCCTCACAGGTTGAACACCTGAATTGTTCAACCTCAGAAGAATGGAATCCAATAAGGGTTCTATCGCCCCACTCTCGATCGTGAATGGAAATAATCTCCAATTCTTTCTCTCGGATGAGGGAATCGAGATGTTTAATTTTCTCGAACAATCCTCCCTCGATGAAGCCCTCCCCATCTCGCTCATCATCGGAGATATGATATCGGCTCACTCGAGTGCCGAGAAGAAAGCCGCAGTATCTTGGGTCGATGATAATAAGCTCCATATCCAACTCTGAACTACCGTCTATGTCTATCATATCGCTCATAGTGACATCATGCGGTCGCAAGTGTTCTCCGTCTACCAATACTCATGAGCTGTCCAGTATGCCACTCGTCTCCAGGGAAAATCCTACATCGCTATCGCCTGAGTGGTGTACGCCCCTGGAGGTACTACGGATAATGGGGTTCCTATAGCCGTCGAGATGATCACGAATCGTCGTACCCAGAGTGGAAAAGAAGACTATCGACAGAATAAGCTCTACCTCAGGACTTATTTCGAATTCGAACGACCGAGTGTCAATACCGATGTGACCTTCTCGATGGCACATAACGGGTCAGCCCTGGCAGTCAAAAAGGTCATCAATATCCGAGATAAGTACAATACCGCCAAGGTAGACTATTCCCATCGAGCGACCGACATCCAGACGGGATTCTCATTCTCGACGAGTGAAAAAATCAGGTTCATCCATGGATCCGTCGAATACAATGTAGCCCCGCATCTCTAATATGAATGTCGAACAACGCATCCTCGATATGGAGCGAGAACTCCTCGAACTCAAAATGCTCCAGTGAAAACTGAAGTCGAGTATACGAGAACCCGAGAGTCCAAAGATCAATGATGAGTGGTACAATCCCATCACAGGGGCGACACAAGTCTGGGATGGACACCAGTGGAATACGAAGACCCTCTCGAGCCTCTGACCGCTCAAACCTGGGGCATCCTCCGCATTCGTATGACCCACTGAGGCTGGATTTTACTTTAAGATTACGGATCTCGGATCCGTCTATATCAAGTCAGGGGAGATCATCGCCTCACTCATCCAGAATAAATCCTGAACCGCCAGTCAGGTCACGATCGATGCGAATGGCATATCCGTCAGAGATAGTAGCGGAGCCCTCATCTTCGAAGCAAAACCAACTTGACTCTTTATCTGAGCGGATAAAATACGAATTAACGGAAAACAACCTTTTCATACCACTGCCTCTGGTGCTCCAGCAAAAACTGGATATACTCTCCCTGCCAATGTTGCCTATATCCCGATGCAAGCTGCCGACGGAACCGCCTATAATGTCCTCGTAACACCATAACTATGGCTACTTCTCGATCATCCTCCCGCTCCCCTACGACAGGAATGAATGTCGCACAACGACAAGCCTATCGAGCCTCAGCCACTCCAACCGCATCAGGGACTGGAGGGAACGCATCACTCTATAATACGAGTGATATTTCCAATCAGTACCATAGCGATACTCGTGCCTACTCGCAGGAGGAATTCAATGCGGCTCAGGCAGCCGCAAAAGCCGAACAGCAGAAATACTGGGATCTCCAGAAGACTCGGGTGAATGAGGATGCGAATACCAAACTCCAGGACTACGATCGCCTGATCGGATACGCCAATACCGATCTCACACGAAACCTCGAACAGAATAATCTCACCTTCTCCCGAGCGATGAATCGTGCCTCGAATGCCTACGGGACTCGTGGGCTCCTCTTCTCGGGTCTCAATAAGACTGCTTCCAATGAAGCGGGGGCTGACTACAGTCGAACGCAGGATGCCACGAAGGATGCCACAGCTCGCAAGCTCACGGACTATAGTGGCTCCAAAGAGGTCGTATCTCGAGATCAATCGAGAAAAATATTTGACCTCGGGGTCGAGGCAGATAATGCTGCCTGGTACAGTGCCTCAAAAAAACTCTCGAACGCCGATGACAAGGAGGCAGCAGATAATCGAATGAAGCTCTATAACAAAATCTAAGTATGTCACAAGATCTCTACAATCCACCATCTGCTGGAGCCGCATCAGGTGCCGCACCACTCCCATCAGGATGGACTCCTGTATTCGGATCGACCACTGCCGACCAGGCTCGTGTGCAGAATCAGGCTGTTCAAGATATCCCACCAGCCCAGGGAGTCATCACGACGGGGGGTGCGAGTGCCCAGAGAAGTAATAACGCTCCTGTATCCGTCAAGACCAACACGAGTGTTCTCGATGGAGTCAATACGAATAAGGATCTCTATAGTATGAACGAGTCAGATCTCAAAAATAATATGGGGCAACTCGGGATCAATATTGCCAAAACGACCGAACGAAATGTCGTCCAGGATATCCAGGCAACGATGGGGGGGACGACTTCATTCGACCGAGACCTCAATAAGCTCATGTATGAAAAGAACCGTATCCGCCCGATGATGATGTCTACGACGAATGAGTACGCCAATCCCTATGACCGAGAAAAACTCATCACCATGGAGGAGAAACGCATCGAGGACAAGATCGTAGAAGTCCAGGCAGAAAAGCAGTCTCGTCTCGGAACGATCGATATGGCTCTCAAAGCCTCTCTCGAGGACAAGCAGAATGATCTCAATGCCGCAGCGAAACTCTATGAGGTGTATAAAAATGAGGTCGGAGATCGTCGAGAAGCCGAGAAGCTGAAGGTATCGATGCAGGGGATGCTCCTGGATATTGAGAAGACGAAACAGGAAATTGACTTCAATAAGGCGGCGATGCCCTATAAGATCGAACAGCTCAAAACCGAATGAAACTCTATGTCTCGAAACCCACTGACGGGAGAAATGGAAGTCTATGACCGCTCTGGAAATCGAATCGATAACCAGCTCCCAGAATCCTCTCGAACGATCCTCTCTCAGCAGGATGGGTATCTCCCGACCGATGGGAAGTACCGTCAAGATAAGTGAGGTGGATATGAGTGTGGAGAAGGGGCGAATAAGCTCACAGGAATGTCATCAACTCCAGGAGGAAATGATAAATCCGCTCGAAAGGCAGCCTATAATGATACCACTCCTGCACAAATGGGGCAAGTATTCTTTGATTGACCTGGATTCGATAAGACCTACGGACACATCGAGACCGTGGCGACCATCGATCCAGCCAATGGAACCTTCACCACGAAGGGATTCAATAAAAATAACGATGGGAAGCTCACGACGAGTACCTATAGTATGGCGGATCTCAAAGCCAAATGAGTTCAAGTCGGATTTTATAATACTACTCCAGCAGCGAAAAAAATCGGATCTCCCACTGGTATGAATGGGACATCGGGTATCGAACGAATTATCACGAGGTCAAGCTATACTGAGCAGGAAAAACAGCAGATCCGTGCTGATATCAAAAAGAATAATCTCAGTGAGACAGATGCCCAATCGATCTACTTCGCTCCAAAGAACTATGGGGAAGCCGTCCAACAACTCTCATTCTCTGGAAAAGAAACCTGAGGAGAACTCATCAAGGAAGTCGGACTCATGGCATCCATGTTCCCTGAAGCAGGCAAGGCAAAAGTCGTCGCCAACTATATCACCAAAATGGGAGACAACGCTCCAGTCCTGGCTACAGAACTCATCGCTCATGGAACCTACTACTATACCGATGATAAGGATAAGACCCATATGGCAGATTTCTCCAATGATGATGACCTCTATGATGGAATATCACAACTCATCAATGATCTCGGAGAGAAAAAATCCAAAGAAATCTTGAAAGCAAAACTCACCGATAAGGATGGATTCAAATCTGGATGGGTCAATGATGATAAATGATATGACACGATCCAGCAAGCATTCGAGGATGCAGGATATCAATTCTAATACCACTCTCCATGTCAAATCTCTACGATCTCTTCCCCAATCTCAAATCCACTCAGGAAGAAGCAGATACAAAAACTCCTCCACTCGATATCAAACCCAGTGAGGCTGCTATGATGTTTGATAAAATCGATTCAGCGAATGCAAAGTATGATTCCAAGAAAACCCTCTCAGGGACTGGGAATATACAAGATACCTGAGTTATTTCACCAGATATATATAGTGGTGTAGAGATGACTGGAGAAGGGCTCACGAGCGATCCTAAAAATCCATCATGATGAATGCGTGCCGTATTTGACTATGATGCGATGGCGAAGGAATCTGCCTATCGGAAAAAAGGGACAGAGCTCAATAAGCAAATTACTGTGACTGGAAACGACCTCGAGGTATTTCGCAAACTCTCTGCCGAAGATCAACAGGCAGTGACGGATGCACGACAGCGAGAGACCGATCGAAAGACTATCCTGGCAGACCTCTGATCCTCACAGTACCAATCCAGAGCCTATAATAAGGAACTCGATCAGGACGGTGGGGTACTCTGGGGAGTGGAAAAAAACTGGAAGGTCGCTGAAGAGTCGATGGTCGATCTCCTCTCTCTCGGATATGCTGACCGATGGGATTGGCATAAGCAAGACAAGATCTGAGGGATCGTATGAGGAACGGCAGCAGGGCATATACTCGGTAATGTTGCTGGTATCGCTGGACTCTTTATCGGGGGAATCGAAATGGGGGCAGCCAAACTCGTCGGATGAGCGGGATCTACTTATTCGACGCTCTCAGCGACTCAGGCTATCGGAGCCGATGCTCTCGCTGGTGCTGCCTATGGATTCATCTGGGAGAATGGTGAGGATGCGAGTTGGTCAGAAGATATCAAAAAACGATTTGGATCTGCAGTCGGGCAAGGGGTACTCGGAGGCGTGCTCGGAACGGTACTGCGAGGGGGATATAGTTCGAAGGGGATCAATGATATCCTCGAGAAGTCTCGCTGGATCCCTGAAGAGAATACGATGATCACGAAGGGGGAAGGATTCTATGCCCTCACGAGGGGCGATATGAAAGCTCAGCAGATTATCGATGCCTCGACGGGAAATCCCGTATTTCGCATTATAGACAATAACTGAAGTGAGCTCGTCCAGGCAACGAGTACGACTCCCGAGTATATCCGTGCGATGATCAAACGAGGGGAGACCTCGAAGGATATCGCTCAGGCTCTCCACTTCACCCAGGCTCTCAAGGGATCGACCGATGATATCATCGAAGCCTACCAAAAAGCACTATTTTATGCTCCGAAGTGAGCGAAGGTACAGGTCAGTGAAAATCTCGTCGATACTGCGGGAAATCGTGTGGCGGGAAAGGTCGATGATGGAGCAATATACCTCGATAAGGAACTCGCTGATACGACGATAGCGATGCACGAAGTAACGCATGCGTACATCTCACGAATGCCTGAAAAAACTCGCACAGCGATGTTCGTCGAGGCTCAGAAGACCTACGGTACGAGTAACCTCGTAGACCTCGAGGAGCGTATCGCCGATGAGCTCTACTCCTACTCGGCTCAAAAGTCGATGCGAACCACGACCCTCTGAGGCAAACTCAAGGAGACCGTCCTCGATATCTATAATCGCCTCAATGGAGTGATCGGGCGAGATGCTAAGCTCAAATCTCTCTATGACAATATCGTAGCAGGTCGCCAGTATACTGCGGAAACTCGTATGGGGGAGTTCCTGAAGAAGGCTCCATCTGCCGAGTCGAGTGCTACGGTCATATCTGTCGAGCAAAAAACCAAACTCGATGCTCTCAAAAATGGTGAGCTCCCAGATGCTCTGAAGCGACAGAGTCAGGCAAAGATCGATGAGATCATCGCAAAAATCGAGCAAGGAACCCCTCTGACTCGTGCTCGTGATAGAGCGATCGCTACGAAGATCTATGATGCGGTATGACTCGAAAAACCACCCGTACTTCGCCAGGCAAAAATGCGAATGGACGCAAAAACCGCATCCGCCCTCTCGAAGGAAGTCGATGAGCTCGCTACAGGATATGAAAATACTATCCACTCGAACATGAAGGAGCTCCGCAAGATGACGAATGCAGCGGAAAACTGGAAGGTATCGATCGACCAGCTCACTCCTCTCATCGAAGGCATCGCCTCCATGCGTGATAAGTCTCGCCTGATCGCCCTCGCTATGAAGGGGGGGAAGCCATTTCTCATCGGAGACGCCCTGAAGGGATTCATGAAGGAGGTGGAGAGTGTCTATAGTACCCGTATGGGAAATATCGATCGAATCAAATCTCTCGGAAAAAAGATAGCAAAATCTCAGTCGATGGATGCGAGATATAGAGAAGAGTTAAAGGAATTTATCTCTGATTTTTCGTTCAAAAAGGAGCCGATGGAAGTCAAGAAAACAATCGATGTCCTGAAGAAAATGGAAGTGGATCCAAACAGTCTCGATGCGACCGAACGAGATCTCTACCTCGACTATGTCCTCAATGCCGAGAAGCGAGAGGTCGTCGGGAAATATCTCAATAAGAGAAATATCTATGATATGGATAATGCTGAGCTCGATTCGCTCCTCAATGATATGAGCAACAGCTACTTCATCGGGGTCGATATCAAGAAGGTCAATACCGACGCCTGGAAGGCGGAACGACAGGTCGAAGCGGAATCCTACACGCCATCTGGTATCAGCTATGGGAAGGACTATAAGAATACTGAAAACCTGTCCTTCTCTGAGAATGTCGGTGATATGTGGGAGACCCTGAAAAACGGAGTCGGGAAGTTCAACCTCTACCAGACTCGTGCCTCTCAGATATTTGATCGGATGGGACTCAAGCCATTTTTCATGAAGTATGAGAAGGCGATGCTCCAACACGATCTCAAAAGTGCGAAGGTCAAACAAGCATTCGGAGCGATCGAGCGAGAACATAAACTGACTCCTCAGGACTATATCCGCATCGATCTCCACCTCTACTCCAAGGATACGGATGCGGTTCACAATATCGCCTACCAGCTCGAAAAAACAGGGATCAACTACCTCGATAATACTCCCGTCGCTCCTGAGGAAATATTTTCGACCATCGCTCGATACCAGAGTGATGACTTCCTGGAGACGGAAGGACAGAAGGCAATGGCGAAGTTCATGCGAGAGACCATCGATGCCGCCTGAGAGACCGCTCGTAATGTCGCCTATACCGAGAAAAATAAGGTCGTGAAGCATGACCCGAACTACTGGTCAATGCGGCGAGATACGAAGGCAGATCCGAAAGCCTGGGAGCCCAATGATACCTTCGATGAGATGACAGGCGAGTACCTGAAGACCGCTGGATTCCTCCAGAAATCGATCAATATCGCCCAGGTCGAAGATCGTACAGGGGCTGCCTATATCCTGAAGTATAATGCCCGAGAAAACTTCATCAATACCTTCGAAAATCTGTCTCACTTCGGAGAAATCCTCCCTACTCTCCGAGAAATGAATAGTATTGCAGAACGAATGGGCACAGCCAAGCTCGGACAGCATGGGATGGAGTATATGAAAAAATGGGTGGATCTCGTCGCACGCCGATGACGATCGACGGAACGGGTAAGCCCAGTGGGTCGATGAGCGGAAGTCCTCGCAAGAAACTTCAAAAAGGGAGTTCTGGGATTCAATCCAAAGACCATCGCCATCCAGCTCACGAATGTCCCTATGGCTCGTGGAGTCATCGGATGAGGGGTAGACTTCGAAGCGAATGTCGCCCTCGCTGCCTCGTCCAGGCAAGTCCGAGAGCAGGTATCTCAGAAGTCTGGAATCGTCGCCCTCAAGCGAACCGAATGGGAGTCACAAGGGTGGTGGGATCGCCTCACGGATAAGGCGTTCGTCCCGATGCAAGCCGTCGATGGGGTCACCTCGGTCGGTGTCTGGAAAACGGTCTATGATCGATCCATATCAAAGGGGATGTCCGAGGTCGATGCGATCATGGAAGCAGAACACCAGCTCCGAAAGGTCATGACGGTCTCGGATGCGGGATCCAAATCGATGTTTGTCGCTGAGCACTCTCGTGGGCTCCCATCGCTCTTCTCGATGTTTCTCGATCCATCTACGGTGATCTACTCCAACCTCATCAATAAGAGTGAGCTCTCCTCCTCGATGGGGCAACAGCTCCTCTGGGTCGCTGGAGTCTCGACCGCTATGTACTATACGATCGGGAATCTCGTCGAAGGAGCCATGCGTGGAGAGATCGGGGATCGAGATATCTTCGACATCGCTCTCCAGGGAGAGCTCCAGAAAAATGGAAAAATGAAACATGGATGGGGAGAAAAACTCTCGAACCTCCTCCTTATGAATATCCCCATTGCCTCGATGATCTCAGGGCGGTCACAGTACAGCGAAGGGGTGGTATCCTTTCTCAATGATACCCGAGTTGGAACGATGCAACTCGTCCAGGGAATCAGTGAAGGGGATGATGATAAATTCAATAAGGGGCTCGCCTCGATGATCAAGGGGATGATGATGGGGACAGGAGTACCAGGGGCAAACTGGATCAATAAGTACCAAATCAAACCTGCAATCACCTGAGAAAGTGTCTCCGCTACCTCCTGAGAGTCCTCAACACCACTCTTCTCTTCGGGATCATCAGGCAGGAAGCCTCGGACTCGCAAGCCCCGAGCTAGAAAATCTCGGAGAAAATCCAGTAGTGTCAGGAAGCGAAAATCCGCATCTCGAAAGGCATAAAAAATCCCCCTATTTCAGGGGGATTTTTATTCGTCACGAAATATCTTGCCCGTATAGTGGTACTGGTACTTCTCCTGGAGGGTATCTCGGACTTCCTCTTGGATCGTTTTCCCATTGAGGACAGCGGCTTTCTTTAGAGCAATCTCAGCTGTAATGGGGAGCTCGATGACGAGGCGATAGGACTTTCGTCCATCAACATAGAGTCTTTTTCTGGGGATGGCGATGGGCTTCATTCACAAAATTTAGGGGGGGGGGTATATCTAAGGAAGTCTGTCAGGTCACTCGACAACGGAGGTATCCGCACTGGTTGCAGATCATCTTGCCAGTGGATTCGGATTGTATGAAGGATGTATTGCCACAGCTTCAGCATTTCATAATATTATTTTTTAGAAAGATCAATAGGTACATCCACTATGATCGCCTCGGTCGTGAGAAACATCCCAGCGACTGAGATCGCATTCTCGAGGGCACACCGCTCGACCTTGGTCGGATCGATGATCCCTGCGGTGATGAGATCCTTGTACTCATCGAGTGCCGCATCATAGCCATATCGAGGATCAGGATTTTTGAGTACCTCATGGACGATGACGGCTCCCTCTTTGCCAGCATTCTGTGCGATCTGTGTAATCGGATAGGAGAGTGAACGCATGACGATCTCTGCTCCGACTCGCTCAGCCGCCGTAAAATTTCACCAGGAGATACTCTCTGACGCCTTCAACAGAGCGGTACCACCTCCTGCTACAATACCCTCCTCGACCGCTGCCTTGGTGGCATTGAGAGCATCCTCGATACGCAGTTTTTGTTCTCGCATCTCGATCTCTGTAGCGGCTCATACCTTGATCACGGCGATCCCACCCGCAAGCTTGGCAATACGCTCTGCCATATTCTCACGGTCATATGACGAGGTACTCTGTGCCATCATGACCTCGATCTCACGCACCCTCGCCTCGATCAGGTGGGTATGTCCCCCTCAGGAGAGGATCGTCGTCGATCCCTTGGTCGCAATCACTGCCTTGGCTCGTCAGAGATGAGCGATCGTCGTCTGGTTCATCTGGTACCCTGCTTGCTCGGTGATGAGGGTAGCTCCTGTAAGAACCGAGAGATCTCTGAGCATTTCTCGTCGTTTCTCACCGAATCCTGGAGCCTTGATCCCGAGAATCGTCAGCACCCCCTTCATCTTATTCAATACAATGCCAGCCAGAGCCTCGCCATCGATATCATCAGCGATAATGACGAGTTCACGACATCCCCCTTGGGTCAGTACCTCCAGGATACCAATAATATCTTGTATCGAGGAAATCTTTTTATCGGTGATAAGAATATGAGCCCCATCGATGCGAGCCTCCATCTTGTCCCCATCAGTGATCATATAGGGAGAGATGTATCCATTGTCAAACTGCATCCCCTCCGTCACCTCTACTTCGAGTCCGAATGTAGTGCCCTCTTCGACGGTAATCACTCCATCTTTTCCGACTCGCTCCATGGCATCAGCAATAATGTTTCCCACCTCTTCATCCTGTGCCGAGATCGTGGCAATCTGTGCAATCTCAGCACTGGTCTCGAGGGGAGTCGAGAGCCTGGCGAGCTCTATGACGACCAGAGCTCCCGCTTTTTTCATCCCATTTTTGAGCTCGATCGCATTGATCCCAGATCGGATCTCACGAAGCCCCTCTTTGACCATAGCGTAGGTGAGGAGCGTCGCCGTCGTCGTGCCATCCCCTGCGGCATCATTGGTGCGTGTCGCTGCCTCCTTGATCAACTCGGCTCCCATATTCTCGATCGGATCATCGAGGATCACCTGTTGGGCAATCGTGACTCCATCATTGGTCACTTGTGGTGCCCCGTATCATCGTGAGAATATCACATTGCGACCCTTGGGTCACATCGTCGCCGATACGACCTTGGCGACCTTCTCCATACCGAGAAACATACCGAGGCGTGCCTCATCTCCGAACTGAATCTGTTTTGACATATAGGTAAGAGTAAAAAAATTATTGGGAAATCACCGCCAGAATCATCTCCGTCTTGACGAGCCGATATTCGATCGCATCGATCAGGTAGGGTTCTCCTACATAGGCTCCGATGAGGACTCGTTGTCCTGGAGTAAATCAGGGAGTCAATGCTCCACCGCCTACCGCCAGAATCGTATAGACGATAAATGGTCGAGCAGTATTTGTCAGGAGGATTCCTGAAGTGGTTTGTTCTGCTTGTTTCTCTGGTTGGAGAAGGATGGTATTGCCACAAGGGATAATCGTAGAGGGATTCATAGAAGAAGGGTAAAAAAGTAGGAGTTACATGAGCGGATTGGGTCTATTGTTTTTGGGTGGATTGACCACGCTATCTCAGGTCAGGTGATCGTAGGGCAGGACGAGCTCCTTGCGGAGATCCATCCCGATCGAGTTGAAGTGCAGCATCCCACGATCCGTGATACGGACAATATTCTTGCCTTCTCGTTTCTCGACCCACCCACGCCCGACGAGCTTGGCGATATAGTATTTGTAGGTGGATCATGGGATACCCAGGAGATAGGATCCATAGCTCTGATCGATACGGATCCAGTCTTGTGCCTGGGCTCAGTAGTTGGCGAGATGCTTGATCACCTTCATTTCCTTTTCGAGGATGCGATGCGGGAAGAGGTGTGACATAGGAATTAGAGGGTATCAATAAATATTCACTCATCCTTGCGACGACGAGCCGTCGTATAGGTATTTCTCTTGCGTTGCTGCTCGTATCTCAGGTAGAAATTGGCGACATCATAGAGCTTCACTCGATCCCAGATTTCCCAGGCATGCTTTTGCATCACTTTCTCCAGGAGAAATCGTTCGACATTGCCGATGCGTCTCTCCGCATGGGTGTTGGGATTGTTGGTATCCATGGCAGAGAGCATGCGAACCAGGAACTCCTGGATATTGGCAGTACGGATGCTATCGGTGATACTCTTCTGGAGGAGCGTTATTTCCTTTTCGGAAAACACTCCATCCACGGTGAATGCGACCTCTATGTAGGCAACGACTTCGAACTCTGGTATCTTTTTTCTTGGGGGCATACACGAATTATATTCATATTCAAGAAAAAGACAATACTAAATAGCCATTTTATTGATTTCTCGGAGTGCCCTTTCTCCTATCTGGAAGAGTCCGTAATTAGGGCATGCTGGATTATGGCATATGATCAACTCAGGATATTTTTTGAGTCAATATGGGCATTCATGATCGCATTGAATACATTTTGGAGCTGTCTGAATTGTTTCCATATTATTTGAGGATATCGTGGTGAATAGAACGGAGCCGCACTGGGGTGACATGGGCATATCGCATCGTGGTCGTGATCGAACCGTGTGCCAGGAACTCCTGGATATAGCGAGTATCGACTCCCTGTTCCATCATGAATGTCGCCACCGAGTGTCGGATGACATGGGGGGTGACGGCTACTGAAACTCAGGCATTGATTCCTATCCGAGCCATCATCCGATAGCTGTAGATATAATTCATGGTATTTCCCTCTCTAGTAACCCAAAGTGAAGTGTTCTTATCATCTCGGCTATGTATGTACGCTGACATATATTTGGTGGCACTCCCTGACAAAAACACAGTATGGAGCTTGCCTCATTTACCAATAATCTGCATTTCGGGCTTGAGGTCAGTCTTGCGGAGGGTCAACGCCTCCGCAATACGAAGTCCTGTCGAGAAAAGAAATGCGATCAGAGCCTTTTCGACGGGTTCGAGAGCGGTCTCGATCATCCGATCGATCTCGTCCTTGGTTAGGGCGATCACCTTGGTCGGTGCAATGCCTGGCAAATAGATCTTGTCGATCTCGATCGTCTTTTTTCCTTCACTTCGAGCAAAGAGGAGGTATGATCGGATGCAAGAGAGGTAGGCATGTACGGTCGAGCGATTATACTGCTTGCGGATGCTATCGACCATCGTCATGGTGATCCGAGAGGGATCCTCAGGGTATTCTCTGAAGAATCTGGTCAGATTGGATTCATACTGCCTTATCGTGTTGGGAGACTTTCATTTTTTCTCGAGATGTCGGAGGAATTGTGCGAGCATAGTTTGATAAATTCTTCGAGAAGTAGACGGAGGTTTTCCTGGATATGTTTTGGTATCTTTTTCTTGGCAGTATCACGATAGTTGATCTCCAGCTTTCCGAGAACATAGTCAGGATTGCATTGTCCCATGAACTCTTCGAATGTACGAGATCCCATCGATCTCCAGGCATATCCAAAGAATCACCAGTCAGAGTTGATAAATAGATCGCCTTCCTGTGTATAGCAGAAGTTGGCATATGATGCGGTAGGGTGCGAAATCCAAGCGATTTTCGCTACTCCAGATGTGATTTTTGCAGTTGTTTCCATTTTGGAAATAGTTGGTTAGATTATATGGACATGTACTTCATCCCGATAGAGATCAAGGATTTCTTGCATCTCTTTTTCACTACCAGTTTCTAGGATCGTAGCATGATGGAAAGTTTTCCCTCGTGCGTGTTCTGGTCGTCATATCCATTCAAATTTTTCTTTAGCTCTGGCATTAGCTGTGTATTGATGGATGAATGAGAGGTATGTTTTGTAGTTTTCGCATACTACCGCATGATACATTATTGTGTTCATGAGTAAAAAGGGTTATAGGCTATCATCCTCAGGGAAAATATCTCGAATCTCTTCATCGAGCCATTCGCATGCTACCTTCATGTACATACAGACATATGAATCTTTCATGATCAACTCCTGTCATTCATCATCAAAGAATCCTGGTCACATAATCTCAGCGAAGTCCTCTAGGAGATCGAATCTCATGAACAGTATTACATCATCCTCTTTCCAGTGGTATTCCAGTCCGTTATCGGATATAAATCTATAGAGCTTTATTCAAGTATTCATAAAATGAAAAGTTATGGAAATAGTATAATCATATTCATATTCTATGCAATATAATTATACAGTTATTTTTTTGAGTTAAAATAGAGAAAAAAGAGGAGAAAATAGATCCAGAACGGGAGCATATATCCTATCACGATTCCGAAATAATGTACCGTGAATAGCGAGGTATAGATAGTCGATGCGAGAGCATAGAAGGCGGTATCTTGGAGTATGATTTTCATGTGTTTTAGTCAGATAGAGAATGGTGAAACTCGACGCACTGGAGCCTGGTTCCGAGGAGCGAACGCAATTCATCCTCAGACGGTCATCCCTTCCACCATATATGGACTATTTTCTGTCTATCCTTGGGAAAGGCTTCCCGCTTCTTTACGAGTACCCGAAAACGGTGATCGTATCTGGCTTTCAGCCTACTGGGAATATCTGTCCTGTTGTAACTTCTCATATAAATCAGCGTAAAAAAATACATCTATTGGCATCTTGAAAATACAGTGCCACTCGCTCGCCATCCTTGGTAAATACACACTTGAGGTCGGCATCCACCACCTTCCACCCTGCATCTATAGCGGATTCTATGATACTACTCATATGGTCTTTTCGTATTGCACGCATGATGATATCGGTATCGAGCATAGGTGGGGGTGGTTATGAATAGTATGATTTTTTGATTCTTTGCATCGCTGCAACGGCATCCTGCGGGACATCCGAAGGGAACGGACATGATCCGAGCAGATGCAAGTCCTCAGGATATATCACATCATGCGAAACTACTCAGAGTGGACTATCGAAATCTACCGAAAAACTCGTGGATTGCATATAGGTCTCCCCGTTCATGATATCTGCGGACTCATGATCCACGAGGGTGTATCTATCGACGGTTTTACCACCGTTATCGTAGAGAGAAAATCGAGGTGTTTTCTTGTTCATAAAATGAGAGGCTTTATCTGTACTGCCTGTGAGAATAAAATAATTATGCTTTCTGGTATCCATCGCCTATGAGTTCCTTAATAAAGGTCTCTTTTTTCTTTTTGTTCTTGAAAGTTTTGATTCCATAGAAAGGACTTTTATCAGTATGAAATTGTTTTCCATCGTGATAGGATACGGTATATTTTGCCTTCCCGACATTGTCGGTCGTGTAGTAGGTTTTCATAAAATGAGAGGCTTTGTCTATACTGCCTGTGAGAATAAAAATTATATAATAATACAGCTATCTCACTCAAACGAGTAGGTATATCATAGTGCTAGTAGTAACTCTATAATAATATCACTGGTATAATCTCACACCCTGTCAAACTCTACTCATTTGTTATAGTGAAGTATTGCACGACTCACATGGATATTTCTTTTGCGAGTTTTCAGAACAAAGTTTTTTATCATATAAGAAATTGTAAAAGATTATATTGTGATCCATGATCCATCCCACGCCGTACCGTTCAGATACCAAACTCATTTTTTCTGCCCTATAGAAACTCGAGGGATACCATTTAGGCGTTCCTTTGTCGTATTAGAAAACCATCCCGCATTCGATATTTCTATCTGTACCGTTCAGGTGTGCAAGTTTTGTATACGGTGTGCAATCTCGTGACCGTGTAGTATCAGATTTGTATACTGGTATATCTGAGATTCTGAGACGCTAACTCGTGTATTGCCTGAGTTGAAACTCTGAGAATTCAAAAATGAATTTATCGCCTGTTCTGTGATCTTTCGCATATAGAGAGGGACTTGCACCCTGTGCCCTTGCGGGTCTTAAAAATTAGAGAACATCTGCCCAACTAAAAAACTTGAAACCTTTATTTTCTTTTCGTCTCCCATCTATTTTTTCTGATACCAAAACAAGTCAGAATCTATCTACTATTTTTTCACGAGATTTTGCCCACTCGCTGTCCTTAATTTTTCCATTTCTCACAAAAGTATGTGGGAGTATAAAAACTGTATCATTTATACAATTATATTTGGAAATATATATGGATCCACCGACGGTGATTTTATACATAAAAGAAAGGTTAAAAAAATGGTGATCCTTGCGGAACATATGAGAGGCAAAAGCCTCTATTTGCATATTGCGGGTGCGTTGTCTTGGTCGTATGCGTACCCGTCGCATGAGGCGTATTCTATATTCTCCATGATTGCCTGTTGTTGTCGGTGGATTCCATACATTGCGAGGAGTGAGAGCAAAGCAAAAACGAAACTTGCTATATTGAGCCAATAAATCCAGCGTGTATAATTTATCATATAGAATTAGTTAATTTATAAAATGATTCTACTATAGACTGATTATATTTTTTATTCAGTCATATCATGGATTTTTCTTTTCTAAAAAAGTCTTTGCGAGTCATCGTATAGGATATGGAAAAACCATTTCTGCTTCTGTTTTTGTAGGTGATCTGAAAATTATGATTTTCATATAATAATTATTTTGAGGAAATACAAATCTTGTCCTTGCCACCGAATATTTCCGCAAGTTCTGCGAAAATATCCGAAGTATACACGCCCGTCGCCTTGCTCGCATGTGCGAGATCTGAAAAATTGAATGCTTGCATATTAGTTTTTATATTAGATAATAGATTATTGATTCTTGATACTGGTGAAAACATGAGTCCAAGCCGTTCCATAGTGTGTAATCTCCCAAAAGTATAAATCGAATTCTTCGCTATATACTACCACTTCACTTGTATTCCTTTGGAGGTATTCCGCTCCATTTTGTGTGATTATATAACTTTGATAGGTGTCTATATACTCGTCATTTTCTTCATCGTAGAGAGTTCATGTGAAGTCTTCCGCATCCCCTACCTGTTGTCTTGCTGTATTGGCAAGTATACAATCTCAAACTCTTTTTGCGAGATCTGCATATGATATGTCGTCCCCTTGTGCCTGTGTAGCTGTGTACATATAGTAAAAATAAAAGGAAATAAAAGGATTGTAGTATTATGATTATATCGCTGGTGCATTAGATCATGTATACTGTCGGTGTGTGATCCGCTCGCCTGCTGTTGTGTAGCTTTGTGGCTGTTGTTGCGTTTCGACGAGAACATAATACAAGATATCCCAAGAAAAAGCAAATAAAAAGTATGTGAAATTATAGAAAGCTATTGCATAATATAGAAAACATATACAATCTATCCGCAACCCAAAGCGGAAAACTCAGAAAACAAAAAAAGACAATAAAAAGACAATAAAAACAAACGAAAACAAAAGAAACCGCAATACAAAAGGACAAAATCAAAATTGACAGAGCACCGCACGCCGAGAAATTGGCTGAATAGAGCCAAAAGAGCCGAACACAAAAAGTGATCAATTCAATTCTGTGCTGTTCAGTGTACCACTCACAAGGGTACAGCGTGTGCGAGGGTGAGGCGGGCGGGTGGTAGTGTACACTCTATACAATGACTGTATATAATTATATGATTATATATCACACTATGAATGTATCCGCAATGGAAAGCGATAGAGCAGAGACACTATATGTATGATGAAAGGACACAAGGCACACGAGCAGAGGGAACGAAGGCAAGGCGAGCCAATGTTAGAGTGAAACAAACAAAACGACCCTCTCCCACGGGTACTTGTGCAAAAACCCTTGGCGATCGGTGCGGTCGCTCACACCCCCCACCCTGGGTGGAGAAATGTGCGATGTCGGAGCTGAAGGAAGCCAATGTGAATCTTTTCTGTTTTTTTAATTTACCATGTTTTCCTGTATTTTACTACCATTTTGCATGATGGGCTAAAAAAAATACCCCCCGACGAGGCTATTCCGCCCAAGCCCATCTGCTGCAAGAGGCTCAAAAAAATTTGCACCCCAGAAAGATCTTCCGCCTGGCGAGGGTGCTGCAAAAAAATCGTCGCCGAAAAAAGATATTCCGCCTGGAGGTGGTCGTTTTGTTTCCATTTATATCGTATAATATCCACAAAACATTTGACAGGGGGTATTTTCTCTATATACTCATTCATATTCATATTCTCTCACATTTTTGCTATGAAACACTGGATAAAAAGCCTCTTCCTCGGTGATGAAACCCCCATGAAAACCATCATGTGGATCGCCATCATCTGTTCGGTGATCCTCCATATTTTGGAAGCTCCTGAATGGAGCTATATCGTCCTCGTAATCGCTACGGTCGCTCTCCATATACTCGTAACCTCTGACTAACATGACTCTCTTCTCGAAATGAAATACTGAATGGAAAAAGAGTATCCCTGGACTTCCAAAGGAACAAAGCCCTGCGGTGAAGAAAAAGAGGATACTCGACTGGATGGAGTGGACAACAGGGAGAAATCGGAAGGCAATAGGCACTTTTTTCCAGAGAAATGGGCTCGAATTCGATCCAGGAGAGGTCTCGACCTATATAGCAGCCTCTCGGATAAATACAGGAGGAAGCGTCCTCCTCTCTGACCTGAAGGCTCTCGATAATAAATAATCACTCTCCTATGGCACACCATACTCCGCCTCACTCAGAAGATGCCGAACGAGGCATCCTCGGGTCTATCATGATCGATCCTGAATCCGTCACCTACGCTATAGAATCCTTGGATCGAGACGACTTCTATAATCCTGCGAATTCGATCATATTTGAAGCGATGAAGTCCCTCTTTATGGATAATATCGCTGTAGACTCCCTCGTCGTACAGAACTATCTCATGAGTAATAAAAAGCTCGAGGCGATCGGGGGGAATGTCTACCTATGAGATCTCATGACCTCGGTCTATACCTCAGCCAATATCGCCAACTATATCCGAATCGTGAAGGATAAATCACTCCTACGGTCGCTCCAGAAGGCGAGCCACCTGATCGGGCGGATCGCTGAGGATGAATCTATCCCTGTCAGGGAGTCCATAGAGAAGGCTCAGGAAGCACTCTTTGACTCGACCCAGGGAATTGGGAAGAGCTCGATCGCCTCGATGAAGCAGGCTCTCAATGAACGCTATGAAATCCTTGCCCAGCTCCAATCTGATCCGAATTTTATCGATAATAAGCGAATATCGACGGGATATGAGGGGTTTGACGAGAAAATAGGGGGATTTACGAGGGGAAATCTCATCATCGTCGCCGCTCGACCCTCTATGGGAAAGACGGCGATCGCCCTGAATTTCGCTCAAAATCTGGCGAAAAATGGCAAAAATATCATCATATTCTCCCTCGAGATGTCCCGAGACGAGCTCGTGGATCGACTGGTCTCCGCTCATACAGGGATCGACCAGCGAAAGTTCCATGGGGGGAAGCTCTCGGACTATGAATTCTCTCGAGTGGCAGATGCGATGGAAGACCTCTCGAAGGCAACGATCTATATCGACGACTCTCCGAGTGGCATCACGCTCTCCGAGATCAGGAGTAAGGCAAAACGAATGAAGATGCAGCAAGGCGTCGATCTCATCATCATCGACTACCTCCAGCTCATCGACTGACCCAATCATGGCAATCGAGTCCAGGAAGTATCGGACATCTCGAGGGGACTCAAATCGATGGCTCGTGAACTCGATGTCCCGATCGTGGCACTCGCACAGCTCTCTCGAGCGGTCGAACAACGACCCGACAAGCGACCCGTGATGGCGGATCTGCGAGACTCGGGATCGATCGAACAGGATGCCGACATCATCGCTATGCTCTACCGTGACGACTACTACAACGACTTCTCTGAAACCCCTGGGGTGACCAATATCTTCATACGAAAGAATCGTAATGGGATGACAGGCAAGATCGATATGAAGTTCGAGACCCAGAGCCAGAAGTTCTTTGACTTGATCGCCTAACCTCACTATAGCTATGAAAAATAGATCAAAACACTTCTGATTCTACGAATACTGGAAAGTAAAATACTGATATATAGATCATCTTACTCAAAAGAAAAGGTCTACATATCCTCGATGGATTTGGAAGATTCTAAAATATTTTAACTGGATTTAATTATGACAAAACACCGTGAAACATCAAAACTCTGAGTCACTATCCTCAGGAGTAAAGAAGAAATCCGAGAGGAACAAGAAATGATGGCACAGGATCCATTTGATGCTGACTTCCTCTGGGAGAGTGCGGAAGATCGCTGTATCGCAGGACTCGTGAAACTCACGCCTCAGGAGGAGCGGTTTTGTCTCCTCTATGCCCTCAAGAGTGATATGCTCTTCGATGCGTATGAGTGCTACCTCCAGGTCTACGAAGAGGAAAGTGCTGGGCTCAATCGCAAGGCGATCGTCGCTCGTGCCCGAAGGCTCCTCGAGAAGAATGAAGTCACCAAGCGAATCAATCAGCTCCTCCATAATCCCGTCGATGGACTCTCTGATGCGGTGGCGGATCGACAGCTCTATCACCTCATGATGCAGAATGCGGATATGAATGTGAAACTCCGAGCGATCGAGATGTACAAAAAAGAGGTCGGGAAGTTCGTCAAGCGAACGGAGACCAAAAATATCAATGCGAACATCATCTATGCGAAGGTGGTAGGGGATCCGAGCCTGGCTCCATTACTGCCTGATAATGATCCGAATGCTGGAGCGATCGAGGGAGACTGGGACGATGTCGATGAGCGAATTTTCAAGGGAAACAAATAGTGTTTTCCTTGTTTTTTATATGAATATGAATATAACTCGTCTATGGAAAAAATACAATTCAATGTCGAAAAGGCTCTGGTCTGAAAACTCAAGGATCGTGAATGGCGTATAAATAACTTGTACAAGATTGTCAATGAAGATGGCGAGCTCATTACCTTCAAGATGAACCGTATCCAGAGACAGATCTACCGAGAAATAAAAGAAGCCGCTCAAAAGGGTCGGCATATCAATATCCTCAAGTACCGTCAGGGAGGAGTATCGACCTTTTTTATTGTCCTCTTTTTCGATGATACCCTCTGGGGAGGAACGAATCGAGATAACTATATCATGTGTCACCGTCTGGATCTCTTGGATCAGTTTTTCAATAAGGTGAAGGTGATGTATGATAATCTCGATCCTGAGATCAAGGCGATGATCCCACAACCCAAGCACTACTCGGGCAATCGGATCCAGTTCGAAGGAACGAATAATCAGCTTATCATCACGATGGATGTCCGTGGTAAAACACCGACAAACCTCCATATCTCGGAGTTTGCATTTATGCCTGAAGAGCACCAGGCAGCGACATTCCTGGCGATCAATCCGATCCGTAATGCGAATGTCTCGATCGAGTCTACGGCGAATGGTGAAGGAAATACTCACCATAAGCTCTGTGAACAGGGGATGAAGAAACAGGGGGCATACCGATTCCTCTTTTATCCTTGGTTCATCGATGATCGAAATGAGGTACTACCTCCTGAAGGAATGATGTACACCGTGAAGGAAAAAGATATCATCCGTACCTATCTCAGTGATATGTTCACTCCTGAAGAGATCATACGAAAGATGGCATGGAGACGGATGCAGATCGAAACGAATAAGGCACTCGGTCTCCTCGGAGAAAAGAAGTTCATGCAGGAAAACCCTGCGAGTCCGATGGAAGCATTTCTCACGACAGGTGGTCGAGTATTTCCTGAAGAGGATATCGACTTCGAGATCGTCTCTCCACTCGAGACGGCTGGCGACTGGAGAGGATGGAGACTCTATAGTCTCCCTGAAGATAAGTGTAGTATCGGAGTCGATGTCGGTCATGGTATCGGGCAGGACTACACGGTCATCTATGTGATGAATGCTCTCAATCGGTGTATCGCACTATTTCGGTCGAATGTCCTCCAGGAAGATCAGATCGCCGAGAAGCTCGATGAGATCCTGACCTTCGACTTTGGTCAGGGACGATCCTACTGGGGTCGCATCCTGATCGAGAACAATCAGGGGCAAGCCCTCATCAATGCGTGTAAAAAGTATGACTGGTTCGATGAGCTCGTCATCCCCCTCATGGATACGAGAACCGATGAGGTGAAGAAGAAAAAACCAAACTCGAAGATCGCCTATGGATTCACGACAACGGGAGCGTCGGGTGGCTGATGATCAAAAGAACTGATCATCAAAGAATTCCGATGAGCCCTCTATCGAAAAATGGTGGGGATCCCTCTCGAGTGTTATAATGAGATCGTGACCTATCGGTATGCACCGTCGGGGAAGGCGGAAGCCACTCCTGGTAACCACGATGACTGTATCATCGCTGCGATGCTCGCCCTCTATGCGAAGAATCATGACACCCATGTAGTATACTGGGCAAAATGAGTTGGTATAGGAGAAATTTTCTTCCTTCCCAATAGTCCTGAAGCGATGCGACGAGATATCGAGAGAACTTGGACTGAAAAAAATGTTGATAATTTTGAAATTCCTATACAATTTGAAGAAGAAAGTATCTGCTAAACCCCACCCTATGGAAAATATCGTCTATATCCTTGTCGCAGTTATTTCTATCCAGTCTATCGGATGACTCTACATCATCTATAGGCTGGCTTTGCTTGTAAAAGCCAAAGACCTCTATGAGGCACGAAGCTATACCGAAAAGACCCCTGAACCAACGATGAATGATGATGACTATGCTGATGTCTGACCTATAACTTCTAACCTTTTTGCAGATGTCACTTCTTCAAGATAATTATAAGGGATTTCTCGGGGATTTTCAACGAAAGATCGCTCAGTCATCGAGCCATAGAATCAACTGGGAGCAACTCGCATACATGTGTGATGTCTATTTTAAGCGTTCTCTCGATCAGAGTCCAGGAACCAATAAGGTCGCTGGATCCAATACCATGAAAATGACTCCCAGGGATCAAGCCATCCATATCCCCAAGATCAAAAAGATTGCCAGGGGGATCAAGAATATGCTCCTGAAGAACCAGCCTCGCTGGAATATCCAGGCAGGAGGACTCGTCAAAGCTCCCTCGGCGGATGAGGTCGAAGTCGCCCAGAAGATCCTCGACTACTACTATAAAAAAGCCTATGTCCGTACAGGACTCCGAGATATCGTCACGGATGGATTCGTCAAGTCTCTCGGGTGGTGTAGTGTCCTCTGGGATAGTGATAGAGACGAATGTAGGATCTCATTCGAATCTCCTGACAATATCTATACCTCTCCTGACTGTCGGTTCGAGTGACCGACGATCACGGGAAGCTATGTGATCCGTCGCTATGTCCGAGGGATTCAGGAAGTCAAAACTAATCCTCTCTACGCAAATGGAAAATTTGCAGAGGATGTATCGAAGATCGTTGCCTCCTATGGAAAAGAAAAGAGCCTCTTCAATCGTCTCACGGGAAATCTCGTTGTCTATACGAATACCGATGGGATGGGTCTCGTAGAGGAGATCTACTTCATGGATGATAGAGCAGTTCCGATGTCTCAGGAGTCTGTCCTCGATGCTCTCAAAACCATCGCTGAAGGGGAAGGAGGGATCGATGCTCTCGAAGGAAGGGAGGAGAAAAAGGAATCAAAACTCCGTGTCATCGCTATGGTCGGAGATATCGTGATCCGTGATGAATTTCTTGACTATGACTACTTTCCCTGGTTCGGATATAAGCCCGAACACGATCATGGACAGATCTATACACGACCCTGGATTGCTGATCTCATCCCCCTGGCTGATGCCATCAATCGTGCCTGGACAAATCGGGATGTCTGGATCAATAATGTTGCCCGAGGGCGTATCATGCTGAAAAAAAATACCAAGCTCTCTACCCTCAAAAACACCTTCGGAATCGATATTGTCCAGTATGAAGGAGAGATGCCTACCGAGATGCGAATCGAGGCGATGCCTCCACAGGTCGGCAGTCATATCGCTGAAGCGAGTGCTATCATGGATGATGTCGGTGGTATCCATGGAGCATCGAGTGGACAAAATATCGGGACGAACTACTCGGGTACGGCTATAGCGGCTCTCCAGGCAGCGGATCTCGATAATGTCTCTGAGCCAAAGGAAAATCTCGAAACCTTCTTCGAAGAGCTCGCCTACCGCATCCTCGACTGTGAATCGAAGTTCGGGAAGATCAAACGATTCCAAAGAAAAGAAGGAGGAGAGATCGTCGCTATGGGCATCGCTGGTATGAAAGCGGCAGAATCTGCTGGACTCTCCACGGAATGAGCGATCATGATCAAGCCATTTGATAATATCGAGGTCGATATCGTGCCTGGATCGGCATTCACGGATATCCTCGCTGTAGAAAACCTCACGAAGATGAAAGAACTCGGTCTAAAGATCCCTGATAGTGCGATCATGGAGGCGATGAAGATCGGGAATGCTCGTGAGCTCATCAATCGAGCGATGCAAGAGGAAGAGATGGCTCAGGAATATAAGGATGGTCATGATGCTCTCGAGGTGAAGCAAGCCGAACTCGAGACGATGAAACTCCTCGAGGGGATCCCCGTCGCTGCACAACAGGGTGAAAATCACGAGATCCATAATGCGATCCATGGAAAAGCCCTCCAGTCACTCGATAAATCGGATCCTCGGGCGGAAGCTCTGCGAAAACATATGCTCCAACATGAGGCGATGGTCAATCCACAAGCACAACTCCCTGGAGAAACGGAAATCCCCGTCTGACCCGTGTGAACTGGTGCCGCTCCCCCAGGATGATCACAAGAAGTGATCGCACCACCTCCTCCAGGAGCCGAACAAATCCCAGTAGCAGCTTAACATACAGGTTTCTCTAAAATATTTGACATCGTCAATGTGATGAATATAATTCTCCCACATCTGCTGATGCAGGGTGTCGTATATTTTAGGCAATAAAGATATACGCAACCCTGCATCTATCCCTTCGAGGGGCAATGCAGACTAACCTATCATTATTGCCAGTGATAGGTTTTTTTTATTATTTATCTTTTCCCACTATGGATGACCGCTATATCACAACTGGAGGAGAGGGATCAGTGACTTTCACTGCTTCAACATCTACTATTCCTGAGAAAAAAAGCCTCCTTATGGGACATCCATGACTGCCTATAAGGCGATGCAACGAGCGAATGGGAGAGAAAAATCTTCCCTCTTCACCAAGAAGTGGACTCCTGGAAGACAAAATGAGCTGAATGTCTACCGATTCATGATCCAGCGAATCAATAACAAACTCAAGTATGCCTAATACTACCGTCTGTCCCCAGTGTACCTACGACATGTTCCCGAATATGTATACCGCAGACAGTCCTCCAAAAGAGCGATACTGTCCCAATTGTGGATACACCGAACCACTAGCTATCGCAAGATAGCTCCTATCACCTGGCAACAGGTGTCCATCACATCCTAGAACGAGCTGGTATCCAATCTAGGCGTAGAATATGGCGTATACCATCTATGGGAGGCTCTACGCTCAATCTATAGTCTCCAGGATAAGAAATGTGCGGTATGATCTACATACCGATATATGGTCGAAATAACGACCTCCATACTCATCGACAGACAAGTCGGAGCGGCGTGATATCCAATGCTCCGTGTAGAAAAACGATCCAATGCACTACCTCGCTGTCTGGTAAGTCCAATGTGCAGCACCCTTTGGTCGGGGTTGCGTGGGGGAAAGAAAGATCATGACTTTCCCAGGTACTAGTCAGACGCCATAAGCTCTGACTGTCGATCTCATAATACAGCCTCCTCGTGGCGAGATTGGATATCCAACCAATGTATGATTTATTTGTGTCGAAAGGCATAGGATATTTTATGGTGCGAAAGCACCTCCATAAACAAAGTCTGAGGCGAAAGCTAGGCAGATCCACAAGGTTGTGAACTTCTTGTGGGTATTTCGAGATGTATCTCGACTGCGATAGAAATGACTCTAAAAAATCTATCGGGGTAAGTTCGCCGACAATGCAGTACAGTCCATCATACTGAGTAGCAAGTCGTGTATGGTATCTGAGATCACCATGGGAGCATAACCCTAAATAGTCAGCCAGTAGCTCTTCCAATAGAAGGGTGAAGCTATAACTCTATACTCTATATGTATAAGGGGGTAGGGGGTTTGACTCTGTGCAGAAACAGAACCATAACCTGAGTTACAAATCGGGTACAGGAAAACTCCAGTATCAGCAGTAACCCAATCTCTCAACTTTCTTCTTGATTTCTACAGAATATGAATATGATACATCTATAGGACAAAACCTCTCAAATGTCATTTTATCTTTTTATCCAATCTTCATGGGAAAAGACCAAGTCGCACCTCCTGCATCGACAACAGGAAAATCAGCCTCAGAAGTGCTTGCTACGCATTTTGCTTCTCTCGCTGCACCAGCACCAGCTGGTAATGGCGTACCCCCTACTCCGCCAGTAGGAGATGGAAGTCAAACTCCTCCACCAGCAGCAGGAACTTCTCCAGCAGGAACTCCCCCAGCTGATGCACCCAAGGAATGAGATGGAAGTCAAACTCCTTCGCCTCTTGCAGAACTCCTCAAAATCCCGAAAGCTCTCCCAAAAGAGCAGTTTGTCCCCCTCGAACGACTCCAAGATGTCATATCTAAAAAGAAGACGAGTGAGGCATCTCTCCAAAAAGAGGTAGATTTCTGGAAAAATAAGGCGGAAGAGCGAAAAAAGGTGGTCGATGATCTTCCTGACGATCAAAAGCAGGAACTTCAGCGGGCTCGAGCTCTCGGCATGAAGAATGTCGATACAGAGATCGAGGAAAACCTCTCTCGCTTGGATAGTACCGTAAAAACAGAATCTGAAGAGCTCACCCAAGCTCAGACCGAACTCAAGGAAGGAACCAATAAGTGGTTCGAGGAGCGATCTTCCCAACTCACGAAAGCATTCGATGGGTCTAATGGTCTTCCAAAATTCGATCTGAAGGAACTCGGAGAGTATGCGAATACGATGAACTTCTTCCCTGAAGACCCTATCATCCTCTACCAGCAAAAATACTATGATGATATCATAAAATTTGCCGCTGGGCAGAATAAAGTATCGACAAAAATCGAAACTGGAACGCCTGGGAAGGCATCTGATATGGTTCCTCCGTCGTATGACTATCGAGATAAGGCTGCAAGAACCCTAAAGTCGCAGGCGGCGTTGGAGAAGTTAAAGTCGCAATATTCGTCCTAACTTCTAACAACAAACACTTATGTTGAATAATGTCAATGCAGTGCTCCAAGCATTTGCGGTGCTCCTCAAAGAGGTACATGCACCAAATATGACATCTGCCATCTTCGATCAAAATGTATTCTCATCTATGATCAAGAAGAATAATGCAGGTGTCACCTTCAAGAATGAAAAGATCTTCATTCCTACGAATACCGCTGGTCACTCTGGTGTCGCCTTCACGGGTGGATACATCGCAGACGGTGCTATGCAGTTCGACCAGACGGAGGCGACGGCGAAGTATGGGTATGGAAGTCATATCCTCGATGATAAACAAATCGAGAATATCAAGACCCAAGGAGAGGCAGCTCTCATCAATATCGCTGACAAATTCGCCGAAGGGTTGAATATGTCATTTGCTCGTACGACCAATCGTATGATGCTCGGTAATGGTGATGGTGTGGTGGCGAACTTCACAGCGAGTGCATCGGCTACGGCTACGCATACCGTGAGTGAAACCCTCTCTCTCATTCCTGGAAAGCGATATGTTGTCGGGACGCTCGCTGCTATCAAGGCAGGTACAGGTACCGTAGTAACACTCCAGACCATCAATGGTACTCCAAACTCGGTAACATTCACGGCTCCTGTGACTATCGTCAATGGAGACAAGATCGTAACAGAGGGAGCCTATATCGGAACGGCGTGTCAAGAGTATGACGGTATCGGAAACCTCGTGGATAACGAATCGAATGCCTCTGGATCGAGCTTCCAAGGAAAGACTCGTGCTACCAACTATTGGGCAAACTCAATCGTAGGGGGTAACGGAGCTCTCACTGAAGCTATGGTCATCGCATTTGTCAAGAATCTCACGAAGTATGGGAAACCAGATCTCCTCGTGACGCACCCTGATCTCCAACTCGCCTATGCTGCTATCCTCCAGTCTGTTCGCAAGAATAATTCTGATGTGAAGTATATGGATCTCGAGACAGGATTTAAGGGGATCGAAATCATCTACGGAAACACTTCTGTGCCTCTCGTTTCTGATTGGGATAATGATAAGAGCACTATCTTTGGTCTCACCACTGATACCTTCTCTCATGCAGAACTCTGCCCTCTCGAGGCTCTCGAAGCGGCAAACGGTGGAACCTGGACGGATGTCTTTGAAACGGTCGGTGGTGTGACTCGCCGAAAGGCAGCCTACCAGACGACGATGAAAATGTATGGAAACCTCGTGTGTACGAACGCTATGTCGAACGGAAAACTCAAAGGACTCACTTACTAGTAGTCGTCAGGATTGTAAAAGAGGGGCAACCCTCTTTTATATTTTGATAACTATACAACTATGACTCCAGACTTCATCCATGGTGGGCAGCACCTCATCGAAAGTATGGGGTACAATATCCAGAAAGATCCTGAAACCAAGCATATCTCCTGGTATGATAGTGAGGGACAACCAATCCACTGTATCATACAGGCAGAGGATCAACATAAAAAACTCAGTCGGAAAATACCTATGATTATCGGACAAGCGGATGATCGGGCAGTGAGGATGGTACAAGAGGTACAGGCTCATAACGACGAGTTGAAGACGAAGAAAGCGAAAGAAAATACCGATGCCACAAAAAAACACTTGCACGAATGAATAAAAAAGATAAAATCACAGGGAAATCTCTAATTTTTCACCAACCTACTTATGTCTGAACTCTCTATATCACAGCTCGCCGACCTGAAAATCGCCGTACAGCAAGAGCAATCGAAGAAGGATACGCTTGCGGAGGACACAAAAGTCCTCGAATCTCGTCATGAATTCCTCACGGAAGATACGGCTCGTCTCGATAAGGCAGTAGCAGATAAGAACTTTCTCCTCAATGAGAAGCAGAAAGAAATCGCTGAGCTCGATAATAAGTATACCTCTATCCAGAGCGAATTTAATCGTACTCAGGAACAGAAATTCAAAGAAAATGATACCCTCAGAATCGAAACTGAACAAAAATTGTGAACACTCGAACTCCGTGCCCTCGAAATCGAGAGTCGTGAAAAAAATATCGCCGAAAAAATAACCGCCAATGATGCTCGGGCTCAATCTCTCAATCTCATGATCGAGACCAACACGGAGAACTCCGTACGCATCACTAATGAGCGAAACCAACTCGAAGACGAGAAACAGAATGTAGAAAAAGAGAAATCAAATATCATCCATGCGAAGGCGGATCTCACGAAACGAGAGATGGAAATCACCCAAAAGAAACAAGAAGTCGCCATCGATATGATGAACTTCGAAGAGGAACGCCGAAAAGTGGCTCAGGATCGTATCGATATCAATGCGGCTGCGGCTCGAAATAAAGCAATCCTCGATCGTAATGAAAATGTCGAGTCATCCATCAAAGCCTACCGAGATCAGATCGTGATGCTCGGAGTCGCCAACACGACCGCCGATGTCTTCGTCGCCACTCTCGTGAATAAGCTCGATGAATATACCACCTTCAAGGAAGCCCTGGATGCGACCTCAGAATCCGATCTCTCTCCCGCTCCTATATCAGAAGTGATTGTAGATACTACTCTTCCCGCTATGACCACTGAAGCTCCACTCCCTGGTGCTCCAATCGAATCACAAATAGAGCCAGCTTCTCCAGAGCCAGCTTCTCCAGAGCCAGCTTCTCCAGAGCCAGCTTCTCCAGAGCCAGCTTCTCCAGAGCCAGCTTCTCCAGAGCCAGCTTCTCCAGAGCCAGCTTCTCCAGAGCCA